CGGCTGGCCGTCGATAAATAACCGCCCGCCCCACTCATTTTGGCCCGCATTTTCGCGGGCCTTTTTTTGTCTAGCGTATCCGGTTATCCCCCAGGCTTTTACCCAATTTTTTGAACAGTGAAACAAGGCCCGCCCCGCCGGCCGTGACCCGTCCCAAACGTACCGTTATCCGTGGCCCGTGGCCCGTGAGGCGTTTAAATCGATCCGGACTAGGTAACCATACCCGCAATGGTTTGCGGGCCGTGGTGCGCGTTTTCGTTCATCCTAGGGCATGGGCCGTTTTCCGTGGCCCATGGATCGGATCGGCAGCGGTCATATGGCAATGCACAATCGCTCGGGGCCCCTGTTTATCGGGTCATCCGGTCGATTTCCGTGATTCGTGTTGCGCTGCACAAAAATCGCGCTCCCACGTCGCGGGGACGAGTGCAAGGTCCATGTTTTTCACGAATATTTGTCAAAAATTTCATATCATGTTTTACTTGCAAAAAAATTTATAAATTTTATAATTTAGCGCATATATTCCCATATCAATTAATAGAGAAAAGAATGCCCACAACCAGTGACTTAAAAGCAGCCTTGGCCGCTTACAATAAAGAACATAAAAAATTAGAAAGTAGAAAAATATCTAGGATCAAGGAGAAAACGATTAGGAACCTTCCTAAACGGAACAAGGCTTTGAAAGAACAACCCTTGACTAGAAAACAAGAATTGTTTGTCAAAGAGTTAGTGACTAAGGATGGGCAAATAACATTACGTCAGGCTGCGATCAATGCGGGATATTCGGCAGGATCGGCGCACCAAAGAGCGTATGAACTGACTAATCCTCAGATTTGTCCGCATGTCGTTAGGCATATCAAAGCTTATCGGGACGAGCTTGATCACAAATATGGTATTGATTACAAGCGACACATAAGGGATCTGCAGATTATCCGAGATCGAGCCTTGGAAAACGGGGCGTATTCCGCTGCCGTTCAAGCTGAGTATCGACGTGGCCAGGCCCACGGAGACATATATATCAACAAATCTGAAATCAGACATGGTTCTATTGATTCGATGTCTAAAGAAGATGTATTGAAAGCCCTAGAAGAGATAAAGGAAGGTTATGCCCCGATCACGATTGATGTTACTCCAGAACGAGAAGCCGATTCCGAGGACAGCCCTGAAGAGGGAGAGCGGTCTGTGGAAAACGATGAAGACAGCCTTGGAGAAGAGCGAGAAGAAGATAGAACACACACGCCTTGAAACGTGGGCCATGCCCGGTGTACCGGACGTGGTGTTGTGTGATGAATCGGGTAATTTTCACTTTGTCGAATTAAAAGCAACGATGACCAATGCGGTTGATTTGAGACCGCATCAAGTATCTTGGTTGAGTCGTCATAAGCATGCGAGTACATGGGTTCTTGTCCTGCGGATCGCGGACCGTGGCTCACGGACCAAGAAGCCCACACCGGAGTCGATATCGTTGTATCGGGGTTCGGAGGCGATGGATTTAAAGTTTGACGGATTGAAGTTTAAGCCGGTGTATCGATCTGATGGTGCGGTTGACTGGGACAGGATATTGGATTTGATATTGAATGTTTCACGTGAAACATAGGCGTTTTGCATAAGCGTTTTGCACAGGCGTTTTTTATAATTTTTACAGGGTCCCCCGATGGATGTAGATTTAAACGCTAACGATAGGGAGCTAAAGCTTCGATTGCGTTTAGCGCAGATTGAGAAGAACGAGTTCTCACAAAATAATTTTATTGGATTTGTTCGTACTGTATGGCCTGACTTTATTGCGGGTCGGCACCATAAGATTATTGCAGAGAAGTTGGAGCGGGTGGCCAAGGGTGAGTTAAAGAGATTGATCATTAACATGGCCCCACGGCACACGAAGTCTGAGTTTGCGTCGTATTTGTTTCCTGCGTGGATGATGGGCAAGAACCCGAAGATGAAGATTATTCAGGCGACGCACACGACGGAGTTGGCGGTTAACTTTGGGCGTAAGACGAAGAATTTAATTGATAGTGACGAGTACAAGGAGATTTTTCCTGAAGTACAGTTGGCTGCGGACAGTAAGGCTTCGGGCCGTTGGGACACGAGCAAGGGTGGGATGTACTATGCGGTGGGTGTAGGTTCTAACCTGGCTGGTCGTGGTGGCGATTTGGTGATTATTGACGATCCGCACTCGGAGCAAACGGCGATGAGTGTCAGTGGATTTGATGATGCGTGGGATTGGTACACTGGGGGTCCCCGTCAGAGGCTCCAGCCGGGTGGGAGTATTGTATTGGTGCAGACTCGGTGGTCTGAGAAGGACATGACGGGTCAGTTATTGAGGGCGATGGCTAAAGATCCGTTGGCCGATCAGTGGGAAATCGTGGAATTACCGGCTATATTTGATGACGGTAAACCGTGTTGGCCGGAATATTGGAGTTTGGAGGACCTGACTTCGGTAAAAGCGTCGATTCCGCCTAGCAAATGGAATGCACAGTACCAGCAGAACCCTACGGGTGAGGAAAACGCAATTATTCCACGCGAGTGGTGGAATAAATGGGAAAAAAAGACGGTTCCTAACTTACAATTTGTGATCCAGAGTTACGATACGGCGTTTACCAAGCGCGAAACGTCGGATTTCTCGGCTATTACGACGTGGGGTGTGTTTTATCCTAACGAAACGGGGCAACCTAACCTGATTTTATTGGATAGTAAGAAGGGTCGATGGGACTTTCCAGAGCTAAAGGAGGTGGCTTTGGAGAATTATAAGTTCTGGGACCCCGACACCGTCATTGTTGAGGCGAAGGCGAGTGGTTTGCCCTTGACCCACGAGCTACGGAACATGGGTATACCGGTTGTAAACTTCACACCGAGTAAAGGTAACGATAAAGTTTCGAGGGTACATAGTGTTTCGCCGTTATTTGAGGCTGGAATGGTCTGGGCCCCCGACGAATTATTCGCGGACGAGTTGATTGAGGAGGTTGCGGCCTTTCCAAATGGCGAATACGACGACTTGGTGGACAGTATGACACAGGCTTTAATGCGTTATCGTCAAGGAAATTTTGTTCAATTACCGACGGATAGTTGGGAAAATGATGAAACTTCTGCTAGAGTAAGGGTATATTACTAATCTAGTATAATTGCGCTAATACTATCTAAGGGCTCGTTTATGGCACAGGCTAAAAAAGGTTTTGGAACGTTCATGGAAAATGCGGTTCCGTCTCAGATCGACATGGAGGACTTGGACGCTGAACTGGAGTTAGAGCTTCCCGGCTCACGGAACACGGTCCAGGCGATGATCGAAGCGGAAAATGTAGGCGAGATTGAGATAGAACAAGAAGAAGATGGCGGCGTTACGATAGATTTTGAGCCGATGGACGAGCGTGGCATGGAAGATGATTTTTATGCCAACTTAGCAGAAAACATTCCAGATCGAGAGTTGCGCCGGATTGCAGGAGAGTTGCTTGACGAGTTTGATGCAAACAAGGCTGGTCGTCAGGAATGGGAAGAGGCGTATGCGAATGGTCTAGAGCTTCTTGGATTTACGTATGAAGAGAGGACGCAACCTTTCCGTGGAGCGTCGGCCGTGACACATCCATTGTTAGCCGAGGCTGCTACGCAGTTTCAGGCGCAGGCGTTTAACGAATTATTACCGGCTTCTGGTCCTGTTCGGACTGTGGTCATGGGCAAAGAGACGCGAGAAAAGGTTAATCAGGCGCAGCGTGTAAAGCAGTTTATGAATTACTACGTCACGAATGTGATGGAGGATTACACGCCTGACATGGATCAGATGTTGTTTTATTTGCCGCTGGCGGGTTCTACGTTTAAGAAGACGTATTATGACGAGACGATGGGCCGTGCGGTATCCAAGTTTGTTCCGGCAGAGAATTTAGTGGTTCCGTATGAGACGGCGGATTTGGACACATGTCCTAATGTGACGCAGTCGTTTCGGATTAGTTTAAATGATTTAAGAAAGAAACAGGTTGCAGGTTTTTATTTGGATATACCGGTTATTCCGGCGCAGTCTGCAATGGATGGTGTTTCTGAAGAGATAGATAAGATTGATGGAGTAGAGCCTTCGCAGATTGATTATGACTGTACGTTGCTCGAATGCCATGTTGATTTAGATTTAGAGGGATACGAAGAGGTTGATGACGAGGGGGAGCCTTTAGGCATTAAGGTTCCTTACGTTGTAACTATTTCACAGGATAATGGTCAGATTTTATCCATAAGACGTAACTATAGGGAAGATGACGAGAAGAAGCGGAAGATACAATATTTCACGCACTTCAAGTTTTTACCTGGTTTTGGTTTTTATGGTTTAGGTCTTATTCATACCATTGGCGGTTTGTCACGGACGGCTACTGCTGCGTTGAGGCAATTAATCGATGCGGGTACTCTGTCCAATCTGCCTGCGGGATTTAAAGCCCGTGGACTTCGTATCCGAGACGATGACGATCCACTCCAGCCCGGTGAATTTAGAGATGTGGACGCTCCGGGCGGTGCCATCCGTGACTCCCTCATGCCTTTACCGTTTAAGGGTCCTGATCCAACTTTGTTCCAGTTATTGGGATTTGTTGTTCAGGCGGGGCAAAGGTTTGCAACGATTACTGATTTAAAGGTTGGTGATGGTAATCAGAATGCGGCGGTAGGTACTACGATTGCGATGATGGAGCAAGGCTCTAGGGTGATGAGCGCGGTGCACAAGCGTTTGCATTACGCTATGCGTCAGGAGTTCAAGATCCTGTCTAGGGTGATGTCTGAAAGTTTACCGCAAGAATATCCATACTCTGTTGCCGGAGAAGAGTCAACTATCATGCGCGAAGATTTTGATGATAGAGTAGACGTGATTCCGGTAAGCAATCCGAATGCTTTTAGTCAGGCGCAACGCATAGTGTTGGCGCAAACCAAATTACAACTTGCGGGTGCTGCACCGGAATTACACAACATGCACGAGGTTTATCGTGACATGTATGAAGCTTTGGGTGTTACGGATGTAGATAGGATTATGAAATCGGTTCCTGATGAGGAGCCAGTACCTATTGACCCTGCTCAGGAAAATATAAATTCTTTGGAAATGCTTGAGCTTAAAGCTTTTGAAGGTCAGAATCATCAAGCGCACATTACGGCGCACTTGGTTTTTGGTTCAAGTCCAATGGTCGGGTCTTTGCCGCCGGTTGCGATGTCATTACAGAAACACGTTATGGAGCACGTAAAGATTGCGGCTCAAGAACAGGCCATAGTAGTCTATAGTCAACAGCGGCAACAAGCGCAGCAACAAGGTATGTCTATGGGTCCTGAAGATGAAATGCTTCAAATGGAGCAATTAGTTGCACAGTACATTGCTGAGGGTATGCAACAAGTTAAAGATTTGTCTGGACAGCTATCTGGAGCAGGTCAGCCTGATCCGTTAGTCAAGCTGAAAGAAACTGAATTACAGCTCAAAGCTCAGGCGGAACAGAACGATGCTCAGTTAGATGCTCAGAAGCTTCAGTTAGATGCTCAAGCTCTTCAGGCTCGAAAAGATCAGTTCCAGCAACGGCTTCAATCACAAGAATCTCAAACTGCTGCTAGAATACAATCTGCTATGGAGCGTGAGTTACTTAAACAAAGGTCACAGTAATGGAAAGTTTTATGGATTTTTGGCCGGTGATATCCGGTCTTATCGCTGTGGCTGCAATAGGTGTAGCTTTTAGAGCTGAAATTACAGTTAGGGTTAAAATATTAGAAGACAAAGTAAAAACTCTTTTTGATATGATTAATCGTATGAAATGAAAAATTTTGATTTATCTAAAGCGCTGGCTAGTTTAGTTCCAGTTCTACTGGCGGCGATGTGGTGGGTCATTAGTTCTATTGGTGAAATAACCTCGGATATTCAATTGATTCGTGCCAATCAAATGCAGTTAATTAGCCCCCAAGGGGTGATTGTTCCAAGTCCGGGAAATGCCTTTGCTAGACAAGAGCTAAAAGAAGAAATGCTAGAGCATGTTCATGATTTGAAAGTCAGAGTAAAGTTATTAGAGGAAAGAGGTAAATAATTATGTTTAGGAGACCAGCATGAAATCAAAAGTAAAGTTTATGGGCTCTGCCCCGTCTAATCCACCAAAAGCAGTAGAGTATGCAGATATTAAAGACCAAGGTCGCATTCCTTACGGAAAAACTGCCGACGCGCTCATGGCTGGAGACACTGTAAAGCGTATGAAAATGCGTGGAACTGGCGCAGCT